GTGGAAGAGGTCCTTGCATGGCAAAGTATCAAGAAAGCCTTACCGGCTTCTTGCAAATGCATGGAACGTCCTCTTTTGGAAGGAGTCGTTTCCGGGTTTCGCTCCGGTAGCGTTCCACTTCCCAAAGGCTATCTTCACCATGTTCGCGCGGAGACTCGTCGTCTCTTCCATCGCGGATGGTCCAAGAAGTTTTGGGAGAAGAACGTTCTCGGATGCTCTCCCAGTCTCTCCTCGACTGTCGATTCCCCTAGGGCCCACGGCGGGATGTGCAATGATTGGAAGTTTTCTCATGAACGCTTCCTTTCAACCTGCTTGCACTCTCAGCCTCCGTATGAGCCCCTTGATAGTGACTTGGCTTGTGAGCTGATGGTTGTCCAGTCTGCTGGAAAACCTAGAGCGCTCACCAAGTTCACTAGCGAGTCGCTATTGCTTAAACCTCTACATGACTCCATTTATGATCGCCTCAGGGCTTTCAGGTGGTTGTCTGTGGGTGACGTTAGCGACAGCACTCTTTCAAGGGCAGGGTTTCGACGCGCGGATGGCGAGGTCCTCACTTCTGGTGACTATAAGTCTGCTACCGATGGCTTGTCCATCGAGGTTGCCGAAGTGATCCTGTCTGAAATCCTCTTGGCTTCTGAGGTACCCGAACACCTCCGCTCCTTGTCAATGCGTGCCCTTAGGCCATTGATCTATGGAGTCGGTGTGGACGGTGTACGTCCTAAGAGAGGACAGATGATGGGCTCCTTTCTCTCCTTTCCCCTTCTTTGCTTGCAGAATCGTTTGGCCTTTTTGTGGGCCTTTCGTGCTCTGCCGGATAAGGGTAGGAGTCTTCCTTGCTTGATTAACGGAGACGACATTTTGTTTCAGTCTGGCCCTGTGGCTTCTCAGAACTGGATGTCTGTCGTCGGCGATCTTGGCTTGGAAGTGGAGCGGACTAAGACGTCCGTGGACGCGGAAGTAGGCACTCTCAATTCTACACTCCTACGCTACGTTGGTGGCGACCTTCGGGTCGTCCAGACGCTGCGCTGGGGTAGGTTGAAGCCTCAGGAACTTCCGCATTCGATGGCGACCAACTTTCGGTCCTGGCTTACCGGTTCGACTCCTGCTTGCAGGTTTCGCGCCGGGGTAGTTTTCTTCAAGCGTTATGTCTCGCTCCTTAGGTCGACTCGTTTGACCCTTGTGGAGCTCGGCTTTCGCGGGAAGTTAGCTTACCGTCTTGCCAGGATGTTTAAGTTGGCGTCAGTAGGAGAGGGCCTTTCCGTCCCTCATGTCACCGTTGGACATAACGCTGTTCCGGCCGCGCTGTGCACTGTGTGTCCTGAGGACGAGGTGGAGAGTACCCTGATAGAGTTGAACGATCGTGAGACTGCCGCTTGGAAGTTCTCATTTCGTTACAGTCAGTGGTTCGAGCGGGCTCGGATCCTAGACTGTCTTCGTCTCAGCTCTGTCAGGGCGGAACCTGTCCCTCGGTTCTCGACTGTTGAGTATGCTCGTTGTCCGGAGTTGCGTTGGAGGCTTACGCCTCCTTCGTGGTCCTCCGTGCTGCGTGCGTTTCTCCAGCCACCGAGGGAGACCGTGAAGGTGCGCTTGATCTTCGACTCGTTACTCGTGACGAGAGATCACTGCGCACCACCGCCCTACGTGGCGTTTTCGGGTCCGGAACAGGAGTCGCCCCCTTCAAGGGGTCTCAGTGTTAGTAAAGAGAAGTGAGCGTGGGGGGGGGTTGCGGCCGTGCCTGATGGTAAGCCGGACCCTAAGTCCCTGAACGGAGTAGTGGACTATATGGAATTGATAGAAAGAAAAACGTTGCGTTAGTGGATGCCAGCCCCTGAATAAGGATGCCATGGCGGAAGCAAGCATGCGGCTCGCGCGAAGACTCTTAGAAGCAAGGTTCGCCCTTGGGACTCCTAGTTAGTGGCCGTGGGACCTTGAAGGGTCTAGCCGTTTCAAAATGATGTCGATGAAGTATGATTGATTACAAAGGGAAGTGGGCGCGTGGGTTCGGTGGAAGTTCAGGTGCTCGTGTGGCCCGGCTCGGTACAGAGTCGGTACGGAGGCACTTAGAAATTCGGACTAACCCCCCTCGCACTGATGGATTGAGTCAGGACGTAGCTAGCCCTATGGTAGTGAACCTGAAAAATTCGAGAGGAC